AACGTCACCGACCTCTAAAAGCATACACTTGTAGCCGACACTGAATGTGTAGAAACTGAATCGATACAAGCCGTCTACGAGGAACCTGTAAGCCATCTTTTTGGCCTGGGCGGAGTTATGTATCCCAGTAAGGGTAACAACGGTCTTGCGGGTGCCTCCGGTCTTTGCCTGGTCAACGCCGTCGTAAGCAATGGCAACCGCATTATAGTATTTATTGGCCCGCTCAGTCCAGTTGAGTTCCACGCGGTTGAACGTGTCAGAAATAGACCTTTTTTTGATATTGACTTTCGGCGGCAGAATATCGGCATCAGGACTCGGCTGCAACAGATCATTATAGGTAAGTGTGAAAGCAGAATCCTCCAGCCGCAAGACTCCCAAGTGCATTTTTCCGCCCGACGAGAAACGATAACCTCCAACGTGAGATAGGATATAATCAACCCAGTCCTGCCATGGCTTGACTGAATCAAGTGTAATCGATATCAGCATATCGTTGGCTTGCCAGTAATTATGTGCCGTCAAAAACGAACCAGCATCGACAATATCCGACCGGCCAGCACCATACCGGGTGTTCTCGATAATATCCTGGATGATATCGGCAGGATTCATATCACCCTCGCTGGAAAAAGTCGAATGGCTCAGCAGTTCAGGATAATCTGAATCACCCATAAACCAAACCGTGTCAAAGTCCCAGCCTATGAACGTAGCCTGCGTCTGCATCTGGGCCGTCGTCTTGCTGGTGATATTTGCATCGGACAACGGAGCAACACCAACAACAATATGAGCAGGATTCTCAGCGTCGTTCGGAGTGGCCGCAGTCATATCAAAAGTAGCCAGTACTTGAGGGGAATAGCCATACGTAGGGCCCTTGAACATTATTTTTAGCCTATTAGCCGCATTCCCCCACGATGTTGCGGCAGTACTAAATAACACAGTTGTTTCATCTGCACCCAACGCGGCATTCAAAGCAGTCTCCACATCAGCCTGAACAGCGTTCCATGCTATTTCGCCGGTGGTATGGCCATCATGCGTAATATGATAATGCCCATCAGTTAAGGGGGCATCTAAATAAAACTCCTGGCGAGCATTCTTGAATCCAGTGGCGAACTTCGCCGCATCGGGATAGATAGATGACCCCTCTTCGGTGTCCCAATAGCAGCTTGATAATGTTCCAATTCCGCCGATTGATAAACCAAAGAATCCACCACCAATATAACTCGCCGGCCTGGTATCATAGGTATTGGTCCAGCATGAATTCTGATATTGAATCGAGGCGGCCGCGTAGCAATTCGTATATGTATTTGTATTACTATCGGCCCGGCCAACAAAACTTCCCGTTTCAAGCCCCGTTTTACAATCACCTCCTGTTCTTGCTATTGCAACTCTTGCATAGCAATCCGTAAAGATATTATTGTTGCCGTCTATTACGCCTACAAATCCGCCTATCTGATTACCGGAATCCCACTGATCAATCGAACCGACTGCGGCACAACGGGTGTAAAGACAATCATTAAATGACCGGCCCACAAAACCTGCACTATAATGACCCGAACCGTTCACGATACTGCCGGAAGCAAAGCAATCTGTAAATGTAGCACTGTTTTCGACGTTACCGACCATAAAACCAATCTGGCTAACGCCATCTATGGTAACATTTGTCACCTTCAGATTACTGACTTGGCCGCCGTCCACGTAACCGAATAAGCCCTGTGCAGCATAAGTGGCGTCAATATAAAGATCATCGATAATATGATTTCGACCGTCAAGAGTGCCCGTGAACTTATCGCCCACTCCACCTGTTGGCCCTATCGGTACAAACCCTTCTCCTCCGTTCCAGTTAATCGTATCAGTGGCATCGAGGTCAGTCATCAGTGCATAGTCGGCAGTAAGATCATTATTCATTGCCTGGAGACCGGCCAAGTCATAAATCAATATCTTGTCTTCGAGGCCAATGGCGGATTCGATTTCCGCGGAAAAGTTAGGTATCGCCTGAGTACCGCCCAGTTCGTAATCTTCAAAAAAGATGCAGCATAAATTCGGGTAATCGCCATAGTCCTCGCCCGTTAAATCGCTGATGCCGACATTGCCGTTGCCTTCAAATACAGTGAGTGGATGTGATGTCCAGGTCTTTATCGTCTCCTCGTACCTCCCTGGAGGTAGACCGAGGTCCATGAATTCCTCAGGGCTCATCATGCCTTTTGAGAAAAATTCACTATTCTCTTGGCTCGGATTCAGATTCTTGAGTTGTTTTTTACCTTTCCACAAACGTATAAATGTCCCTGGCCCCTCGCAAAATGCGATTAGAAAACTCCTCCGGTACTTGGTTTGAATCGTATAATAATCCTGATCGCCTCCACCTTTACCACTTTCGACTTCTTGCTCGGTAGCATACTCATAAGCAACGGGCGGTCCGCACCAGATAACATTGCCAGGAACTCTCTTTCGACCGTAGATTTTTGTAATTGGATTGCCCTTGGTCGACCCCATGAGCGGGAAGCCGCCCACCTTCGGCATTCTAATATCATCCGGCGGAGACACGAATTGAGCGGCGATGTAATATGCGGCATAAGATACAGCCAATGAGATCAACGCCTGTACGATTAACGCTTCCGCCAGAATTCCATTCATTAGCTCAAACATTTAATGTAATTTCTCCTCAGTCAGCCTATAAGTTGCCAGCCATCGGCTTGACCATTGCGAATTTTTTAACAGGCTCTTTTTACAATAACCATTAGACATGAGCGAATGTACCATCACTGGGCCTGGCTTAACGATAATCCCGCAATGGGCTGGACACTTGCCGAACCACATGACAGCAATATCGCCAACGGTCGCCAGTTTATTCGGAACTCTCTGTGCTATCTTGCTCAATTCATCGATCACATAATTACCTGCCCCGGCGTGAAGGTTCCACTGCTTACTATATTGGCGGAGTACAAATCCATTAAGGTATCCCAATTCCCTGCATATCCCGATAATCAAACCAGTGCAGTCACAGCCGTTCCGCGTTGTGCCCCGATGTTCGTAAGGAACTTTCTGCTTGGCATACTGCAATGCCAATTCAGCAATCCGAGTATTGAGCGATTGTAATTGTGTTTCTATCATAGTAATATATTTTCTATGGGCGGGCCGTAAGGGAATCCACGCCAGTTGGGTACGTTATTATACCTTGCCTCACACGTCACAGGTCTGAAGTCGCAGCCGGGATATATGTTGTACGTATCGCCGACAGCATTCGCAGAAACAAACGGCCACATTACAGTTCTCGACGATCCAGATGTCGTCAGGAGAGGTCTGGACTCACCGGCATTATCACCTCCGGTCATTTCAAGCTCGCCCTGCTCATAAAATTCAGTGTCCTCTGCCGGCGTGCCGTTGGCAGTAATAGTATCGCCACCACTTGTGAGGACTTCGTTATTGTTATAGTTAGCCGCGTTCGATAGTTCGACATACCATATCGTCCCGGTCGCTGCGGTTAGATAAACGATCTGAACAACTACTGCCGTATAGCCGTTATCTCCGCCTGTGATTGTATCGCCTATCTCGATTGGATTGCCGCTGTCGCCTGCATCGAAATCGACCGAATAGAGCGTGCCTGCTGAGGCGTCGGTGAGCGATGTTGACGTTCCGGCGGTTGCTGTGCCTGCGTAAGCGAAAGCCGCCCGGATAAGACCACAGGTATCGTCGAATAGAAAATTATTGCACGGCTCCTGATATGTATGGGCTGGAACTTTAATTCCTAATGAATCCATCCTGCTTATTAATCGCATAGCTAATGCGCTACTATTGAAATTAACATCAGGCCGCCATATATTTAGCAGGATTTCTTCGTCAGCAGCATAAGCAGTATCCCAACGGATTCGCTTGTGCGTTATCTCCGCAGCCTCTAAAATATTACTATGTATCTTATCCAGAAATTCCGTGCCCTGTATCCCTAATACTATCTCGCATTCATCGTACCGTCCGTCCGAATTAAATCTGATCGGCCCGCGAGTGATAGGTATGGCTGTATATGTATTTCCAGCAGCATCCCACACGATATCTTTGGCGTGGTCTGTGTATCGATATATCTCACCATTGGACAGGGTAAGTATATACAGCTCGCATATTCTTACCATTCCCAGAGCAATCGCAGCCTCAAATGCAGCAGATACGGATTTCATTTATTCGTCCTCCACAAGATGAATACCCTGTGCTTGCCAGTGTTCAGGAATATTCTTTATATCCACATGACGGTCGAAATCAAATCGGACATTAAAATAGAAATGATAATCGGCAGTAATCACTTCACCGCCGGCCATCGCTCCATTAGGTGCTGAACCGGCCATCCAGTTAATTATCCCAGTTGTGTCGTCTAAAGTAAAATGAGTGCTCTCAGTCTTAGCAGCGCCATTGAGCCATACCGAAGGTGCGTATATATCCGAAGGCCGGATCTTTTTCTTGTCTTCGTCCCATGTCTCGGCTTCGGTGGGGTAATACGATTTGATAAGCTGTGTAGTCTCATCAGCAGCAACTGTGGTTATCGAGCATTCTGTGGCCGTACAAGAGAAGTCGTCTATATCCGCAAGCAAAAAAGTTCTCGCCCGACCGTGAGCACGATTGAATATCTCAAGAAACTTGTCCCTGCCAACTTTCGTCAAGGCATCGTAGCTGATATACCAATGCCGAAGAGGCTGAGGCCACAGTTGATTCCGCTGTGACGTTTGTCCGTAGCTGACAACGTCCGTAGCCCATTGAATTTCTACTCGAACAGGATATTGCTCACCGTATCGGGGATTGATAAATGACCTTAGTTCTATTTCCATTAACGGAGCCTCCTATCGGGGTGATTTGAATTGCGTGAGGATACTCGCAGGTCAGAAAGGAAATTCTTTTCTTTTGCTAATGCCGCCTGAACAGATTGTGAGTCCATAGCCTTAATCTCTGTATAGTAATTATTGGTTACTGCCGCCTGACTAAGCTCACTCCTACCTGATTTAACAATCTGCTTATTCGGGACCAACATTTCATCCTTCTCGATAATCGCAGCCATCTCATTGCTCTTGAGACCCCGGCCACTTCGGAAGCTCGGAGTACCCGCCGGGACCCAGCCTGTGTGTAATATAGTAGGATCTCCTCCGTCATTCCCGCCGACGGGGTTGCTACTGACATTCCCGAAACCTAAGCCGGTTAGTATCCGATACATTATCCACCGGGCGATCATATCGGAGACCATCTTGGCAAATGAATCACCTATCGAGTTGAAGAAATTCTTCATCGATTCCTGCCAGTTGTCGCTATCCTTTATAATCCCCTGGAACGCAGACGACATAGACCCCTCAATCTCACTTGCCACCGAAGCGAACTGCTCAGAAATATAGTGTGCAGAGTCCTCCATGTCTTTTCGCAACTCCTCGTAGTATTTTCCCATCGCATCGAGGCTTTTAAGACGCATATCTTCCTGTATCTTAAGCAGTTCACTGGCATACCATTCTTCAAGCAGAACTTTGTCAGTGACGTGCTCGGCGTAATCGGCCTTTTGTAGAACGAGCAACGCTACCTGTGCCTGGTAATATCCATCGCCGTATTGACCCATGTCAGAATACATTTGTGCGGTAATTTGCGCTCGCGATAATGCCTCCCTATGTTCCGCCTCGGTAATACCCGCTGTTATCTTCTCAATCTCGGATTCATACCATTTATCAAGTAGAGACTTATCGGTTACGAATTCAGAATATTCGTCATATTGCAAATCGATAAGTGCCTTCTGAGAATTAAGATAATCCTCCCCACGCCCTTTCATGCCACGATACATATCAGCCGTGATTTCAATTCGTCTAAGGGCTATCTCATTATCTCTCTCTACATCTTCAAGCATTACTGGTCCATAAGAACTTTCAGCTGCTCCCCGCTTGAGGGATTCTGCGTCCCTTGCTCTGGCCGCTGCTTTCTGCAATTCTGCTTCGCGTTCTGCGATTTGCCGCAATTTTTCCGATGGTAAATAATAACTCCCATCCGGCAAGGCAAGTGGATTAACCTCTGGTTTTTGTTCTAACATACTTGGATCCCAAGGGGTAGCGCGTTTGCCAGATTCCTCGCTATATTGATAAGCACGGAGCCGTGCAGCCTTGAGATTTTCGTATTCATTTATAAGTTTGATGATTTTTTCCAGTTGTGCCAATTCAGGGCGTAGACTTTTGATTAAATCATCAGCAAG